GGTGTGTCCTCGGCTACAGGAATTTACGGTGCATCCTCGGCTACAGGATATAGCGGTGTGTCCTCGGCTACAGGAGATAGCGGTGTGTCCTCGGCTACAGGAGATTACGGTGTGTCCTCGGCTACAGGATATAGCGGTGTGTCCTCGGCTACAGGAAGTGGTGGTGTGTCCTCGGCTACAGGAATTTACGGTGCATCCTCGGCTACAGGAGATTACGGTGTGTCCTCGGCTACAGGAATTTACGGTGCATCCTCGGCTACAGGATATAGCGGTGTGTCCTCGGCTACAGGATATAAGGGTGCATCCTCGGCTGATAATTCTACAGCTGTTGCAGTAGCATGGGGTTATGAAAGCAAGGCAAAAGGCTGTATTGGTGCTCATATTGTTTGTGCTGAATGGAAATATGATAATCTTAATAACGATTGGGTTTTTGTTGGAGCAAAGATGTCAATAGTTGACGGCGTAAAGATTAAAGCAGATACATATTACACTTTACGAGACGGTGAATTTGTAGAGGTGGAAGAATGAAGAAAAGAATACTTGCTTGTGTTGTGACAATTACATTGATATCAATGTTACTGGTTGGTTGTACATCTGTAAACAGTACAGACGAAACATCAGACAGAATAGATAATATGTTCGTGCGTGTGGGATGGAATAGTTGTTTAAACGCAAGGATAGTGTATGATACTGAAACTAAAGTAATGTACGCAATATCAGAAGTAGCATATAGTAGAGGAACAATGACTTTACTCGTTGATGAAAATGGTAAACCAAAACTTTGGGAAGAATAAAAGTGAGGTTTTATTGGAATTTAACTGAGAAAAACCACGAATAAATTCAACATTTAAACAAGATAGTGTAGAGGTGTAAAGAATGATTGATTGTAATATTACTGCAAATTATTTTGCTGAAAAAGCAAGATTGACGAAAAAACATAAACTAAATGGTGGTACATATATATGCAAACTTAATTGTGCTGAATGTCCTTTAAACAGTTTAAATAATGGTACAACCGATAATATGGCATGTTCGGACTTTGAAACATGCTATCCCGAAAAAGCAATTGCCATTGTACAGAAATGGTCGGATGAGCATCCACAGAAAACATATCTTACGGAGCTTTTGAAAATCTTTCCAAACACTCCACTTAAGGATGATGGAACTCCTAAAGGTATATGTCTGTATGAATTAGGGGCGACGAGTTTAGATAATTGCGAAGTAGACAATGCGTGTGCTAAATGCTGGAATCAGCCTATTAAGGACGGTAAAAAATGAACGGAACAACCCTCGGTAAATATTATGATTTTTATGCCATTGATGAATATTATTGTGAAGATGATGAAGTTTTACCAAGACCTCTCAAAGTTATCGGCAAACCTTGTGGGGCAAAAATTTATAAAAAGCACATATACTTTCATTGCCGAAGTATGTTGAGATAAGGAGTGATACAGAATGATAAACTTTGAAAAAATCAAATCAATGAGTATTGGCGAAGTGTCGGGTGTAAAACCTAAAAAATTAAAAAAGAGGCTAAAATTATGTTAGATGTTACCACAGCAAATGAAATTGTTAATGCTTTACAATGTAAAGGGAATAATATTGAATGGGTGAAAGACATTCATCTCAAAACTTTTATAACAATGGATTCATTTGTTAATGTTACCATACGAAATACTGATTATTGGGTTATGCCAATAATCTCATTTACAAACACAAATGCAACTATATTAGGGTTTGTAAATGAGCGTACTGTTTATGAAATCGGCAAATATAGTCGCACAACTTCAAAACAGTTCACGAACATTTATAATGCCTATTTTTCTACTAATTATTATGACAGGGTTTATATGGAAAAAACGGTGTAAATGATATGGTGTAAACTGTATGTCGGGTGTAAAACTCAAATTTATTAAAAAAGAGGTAAAAAAATGAAAATAGTTTATCACAATGATGCTGATGGTAAATGTGCAGGTTTTTGGGTTAAGGAACTCGCTTATGTAACAGAATATATCGGTTATATAAAAATGGATTATGGTAGAGAATTTCCATTTGATAAGATTAAGAAAAATGAAACAGTATATATTGTTGATTACTCAATCGAACCAAATGAAATGGATAAGCTTCTCGAAATCACACCAAATGTTACTTGGATTGACCACCATATTTCAGCAATTAAAAAATATGAAAACTATGACAAAGAAATTCGTGGTGTCAGATATGATGGGGTAGCAGGCTGTATGCTTACATATTGTTATTTGAAGCACATGACGAATGGTGGTATTGGCGACATTAAACCATTCGAGGAAAGTATGACGAAGGATGCTCCAATGTTTACAAAACTGATAGCTGATTACGATGTATGGACTTTCAACTATGGACATTTAACTAAAGAATTTCACGCAGGATTTAAAGCACTACCGAACACAGAGCCAACCAGTCACCAGTGGCTGGAATTAAATGATCCTGTATATGGTTATGGTGCTACAGACGCTTTAATTAAGGAAGGTGTTTCAAGGGTTCAGTATCGCAAAGAAACAATGACACATTATTGTGAAGCTGTCGGTTTTGAGGTGATGTTTAACGGTTACAAATGCTTTGCTGTTAATATGGGAATGATGAGTAGTGACGATTTTGTGATTAATAACATTGACGATTATGATATGCTGATTGGCTTTGTTTTCAATGGTCACGAATGGAGATATTCTCTGCGTTCAACGAAGGTTGATTGTTCAAAGGTTGCTATGTTGTATGGTGGCGGCGGTCATAAAGGTGCTGCTGGGTTTAATACCAAAGAATGTGTTTTAGAAAGGTGATTACTATATGAAACAATTATTGATTGAAAAGAATATCAAACCGACCGATGACGATTTACAACTTATTAACACCTACACAAGAATTGCGGTAGATGAAAATGATGTGTACTTATTCTCAATTGTACTGTGTGACAACGATGTTGACCGTGACGGCGAACGCTTTACAACAGTTTCGCTTTATGAACTGGCAGAGCTCTTTGTTGGAAAGACAGGAATCATTGACCACAATCCGAGTGCCAAAAATCAGGCGGCAAGAATTTTTAGTTGTAAGGTTGAGAAAATTGACGGTCGGAAAACGGCTTTGGGTGACGATTACTACAGGCTCAAGGCAAGGGCATATCTTCCCGTTTGTGAGAGCAACAGGGATATTATCCTTGCGATTGACAGCGGAATTATCAAGGAAGTAAGCGTTGGCTGTGCCGTTGACAGGGTTGTGTGCAATGTGTGCGGTGAGGACATTGCGATGTGTACTCACAAAAAGGGCGAGGTTTATGGCTCAAAGCTTTGTTGCGGTGAACTTGTGAACCCGTATGACGCATACGAATGGGGCTTTGTTGCATCCAAAGCAGATGAGAATGAAAGTGGTGGAGGAGCGTAATGATAAAAATTATTAAAAACGGCACAGATTGTGTGACGAAACTGTTTCGTCAGGATGGCAGTTGGGTTAAGTTTGAGTGCAAAATGTGCGGTTGCATTTTTGAAACCGATATTTATTCAATCAGAGCTTTTAGCAATCCTGTATATAGAGAATCGGTTTGTCCACAATGCCTATCCACTACCAAGAAATTTGGTGCGATTGGATAATAAAATACATATTTTAAGGAGGTGTCAGAAATGGATATAACGACAATTATATCAATTGTGGTTTCGGCAGTTGCGGTAATAATTGCAATCGCTTGTGATATTTGTATTGCTGTAAATCACAAAAAATTAAAGAGAGCTGAAAGAAAAATAAAAAGCCTTGATATATACATAAAAACTACAAAAGCGTATATGAATGCTCTTGAGCAGGATTACAGAGAGGTGATTAAGAAAACCGAAAGGGAGGCAGTGTAATGTTAGATTGTGAAAGACAAGTAATGAAAAGTTTATCAAATGAGCAATTGATTTACATCATTGAACAACTGTTGCATAGTCAAAAATTGATTAGAGATATTTATAGTGAACTAGCTAAAAAGCGTATGAGTTGCGATGAAGCTCTTTTCCATATTTGTATGAGACTCTACGATATGCCCAGCATAGACAGTAGAACTTTACCCGCATATATTGATATGAAATTAGGCAAAATCACTCCTGAAGAGTTTAGAAGTATTTTTCGTGGTTAATAAGGAGGATTGGATAAAATTTGAGTGATTGTATGTTATGTCTACATAAACAACTATGTCGATACAATGATGGTGAGGACATTAATGTCCCTACCGAATGGAGCAAGCCAACATATAAATGTCCTCACTTTAACGATGACGATGTATCGTTTTGGCTGTATGCCAACATTGATGATATTACAGACTATATCAAGACTAAGAATAATGTTACAAATGCGCTGACAAAAGTCGGAATAATGTTACCTTGATAATAGGAGGAAGATATTATGGCAAATTTTGAAAATATTACAATTGAAAAGGGTATGTATCAGACAAAGGGCGGAATTTCGGGCGCACTTGAAAAGCTTGATCCGTCAGAAAATTACAGAGGTACTGCACTTGAGGGACTTGACGCATTTTCCCGTCAGCTCAAACGCTTTGACATTAAGGTTAAGGGCAGAAACAGCGACTGTGTTGAAAAGTTTTTTCAGAGTTCAAACTCTGCGGCACTTTTCCCCGAATATGTGAGCAGAGCCGTTATGCAGGGCATGGAGAGAGCGGATATTCTCCCAAATCTTGTGGCAACCGTGACAGACATTGAGGGTATGGATTACCGCAGTATTGCATCTGTTCCGAGTGAGGATGACAAGAGTCTTAAACTCGTCGGCGAGGGTGCAAAGATTCCGCAGACTGAGGTTAAGACAAGAGAAAACCTTGTTAAGCTCCACAAGCGTGGCAGAATGCTTGTTGCATCATATGAGGCGCTTCGCTTTCAGCGTCTTGACCTCTTTACCGTAACGCTCAATCAGATTGGCGCATATATTGCAAGAGCACAGCTTAAAGATGCGATTGATGTGCTTGTGAACGGTGACGGCAATGAAAATCCCGCCGGCACACTTAATGTTGCAACAGGCGGCAAGGTTACATATGAGGACCTTTTAAAGCTCTGGACAGAGCTTGCTCCGTATGAACTCAACACAATTCTTGCGTCAACCCCCGAAATGCAGAAGATTCTTTCGCTTTCTCAGCTTCAGGATTCAAACGCAGGTCTTGATTTTCAGGCTACGGGCAGAATGATTACACCTCTCGGTGCAAGCCTTCTTCACACTCCCGAGCTTGAGGGCGGTAAGATTATCGGTCTTGACAAAAACTGTGCGCTTGAAATGGTTCAGGCAGGCGGTGTTGTTACAGATTACGACAAGCTTATTGACCGTCAGCTTGAAAGAGCCGCAGTTACCTGTACCGCCGGTTTTTCAAAAATCTTTACAGAGGCGTCAAAGGTGATGAGCTGTTAAGGAGGGATTGCCTTGAACATTGCAAACATTACAAAGCGTTTTGCCTTATACAGCGGTATTGACGGTGCTGAAACTTACAAATGGAAAAGCATTATTGACGATGCCGTGGTGTATGTTAATTCGATTGTTACGAAGGAAAATCTTTCGGAAGATGACGAATTAAGACTTGAAAACCTGTGTGCCGTTTACGCTTTTAGGTTGTATTCCCTTTGCAATGATGACAGCATTTCTTCTTTTTCCGCAGGTGATTTGAAAATTTCATCATCTGCGGACGGCGAAAGCCGTGCCGAAAAGCTGTGGAGGGAATATGCCGACAAGTCGCAGGATCTTATCGGCAGAGAAAAATTTTTGCTTGGGGTGATATGATGAATATTTCACCGTCTATCGGGAAAATATTAAACAGATACGGCTGTGATGTTACCGTTAAAAACGGCGGTAAATCGGTTAGGACAAAGGCCTTTATTTCACCTTTGAGATATAACTATAATCAAAACTCCGACAATGTACGGCATAAACTGGGTATGAGAAAAACGAAGCTGTTTTTATTTATTGCACCGCCCGATGTTCTGCTTGATTCGGAAAAAAGCGTAATAGAAAGTGAAAACGGTAAATATACTGTTAAAAGGTGCGAAAAATATTATGTGAAGGACAATCCGATTTATGTAAGGGCTGTTCTGTGTGCATACAGAGAAGAAACGAGGGATGATTTTGAATCGAATTGAGAAACAGGTTGACCGTATTATTGCAGGATTAAAGGTAAATGAGGCTTTGAAAAATGTCAGATTTATAAGAGAATACGGCTCTGATGAAGCACCGTCACCCGTGAACGGAATGATTGCCGTTGTGTCGGTGAGAGATATGTCAACGGAGAAAAGTTATATCGGCGGATACCTTTCGCCGTCTATCAAGGGTGAAAGCTACAATGCAGGAGTTGAAATCAGGGTGTATGCTCCTGCAACCGAGAACGGAAGCGGTCTTTCGGAAGTGGTAAGTGAAATTCTTCTCGGACTTAAAACTGCCGATGCGGAAAAGACGATTACCCACAGCGAGGCGGCGTCAATTGAATTTGATCCCGATATGAACGCAATTTACAGAACGGTGAGTTTTAATATGGAATTCTGTCTTTGCGAGGAGGTTTAAATGGACGGCTTTGAATTTGAAAATTGCGGAAATGCCATGTTGAAATGTGAGGGAAAAATCCTCGGCGGCGTTGAAAAGGCAACCTGTACAAGAAAGAACTCCTTCACGGAAATCAAGGAATTTTTCAATGACAAGCCCGTTGAAAGGATTGTTTCAAATGAATGGGAACTTACCTTTGTGATGAAGATTACGGATAAAACTCCGTTTTTGGAGCGTGACAGCTTTAAGAGTCTTGAACTTGACCTTGCAAAGAAGAAAATCATTTACACGGATTGCAAAGTGCTTGAATTTTCAAGCGTTACTCAGGGCAGCGGAAGTATTCTTGCAACCGTGAAAATCAGTGCCGACGAGAGGAAAATTATATGAATGATAAAAATTCAGACGAACTTTACAGGCTTGCGGAGTCTGAGAACGGCGGTAAAGATACCGAAATGTTCGGTGAATTCCTTGAAAGGGAAAGCCGTCGTTACAGTCGCAGACTTGACGAAGAAGAGGAGGCGAAAAGCCTATGAAACCGGTGCCGATGAAATTCGGTGAATATGTGTGGCATCACAATCCGCAGAATATCAGCTTTGAATGTGACAGGAGCGTTGCAGAAATGAAAAGTCCGTTCGGCGAATCTTCCGTTCAGGATATGGGGCGGAAGAATATGAAAATCAGCGGTTCGGGACAGCTGTACGGCGAGAATTGTGCAGAACAGTTTGAAAGGCTGTTTGAGGTGTTCAGAAACAGCGGAAAAGAAGTGCTCTCCGTGCCAAACCTGCCGAGCATTTATGCTGTGTTTGAAAAGCTTGAAATAAAGGGCGAGCCAAAGCCGAATGTGCTTGAATACAGCTTTGTGTTCCGTGAGGTTATGGAAAAAAAGCAGAAAACGGTAATTACATATTTTGACTGTGAAAACGGACAAACCCTGTGGGACATTGCATACAAAACAGGCGTGAAAATTGACGAGCTTGTGCGACTGAATCCCGATGTTAAGTTTCCCGATGAAAACCTCGGAACAAGGAGGGTTAAGCTGTGCTGACTTACTTTTTTACTGATAAAAACGGCAAAAGGTGTGGAATTAAAAATGTTCTCACGGCAGAAATTTCGGCAGATGTCGATGTGCCTGCCGATGAGCTTGTGATGACTGTGCCGTATGACGAGAAGTTCGGAAATGCCGATATACTTGAGGCTTATGACGGCAAGTCGCTTGTGTTTGTGGGACAGGCTGACGAGATTGTCAGCATTGTGAGAACCGACGGTGCGATTGTAAGGCTGAGTGCAAGAAGTCTTGCCGGAAGGCTTCTCGATAATGAGGCAGAGCCTGTTACATATGTGAACCCGGCGGCAAAGTTCATTTTTGAAAGGCATTTAAAGCCGTTCGGAATTGTCGGATATGACGGTGACGAACATCCGTTTATGGGCACAATCAAAATTGAAAAGGGCATGACCGAGTGGCAGGTGCTTGAAAAATTCTGCAACGGCAGATACGGCAAAAGTCCGAGAATTACGGGTGCGGGATTTGCTTTGATGTGCGGAACTTACGGCGGTGCAAAGCCGTTTGTGTTCGGCAGAAACGGAGTAGGTTATACATCTCTCCGTGAGTACATAAAGCCGTGCAAGGTGATTTCGCAAATCAAACTACGCACCGAGGAATACGGCGGTTACAAGAGCGTTGTAAGCAACAAATGCGTTGCCGACAGGATTAAAAGGGTGAGATATGTAAACGCTTTTCTCGACAACAATGCGGTAAAAACAGCCGACAGAATGATTGAAAACGGCAACAGGCAGAGCTTTGAAATAATGCTTGAATGTGCAGAATGTCTGTGCGGAGTTGTCGGCAGAAGGGCTGTGATTGATGACTCTCTTATCGGAAAAAGAGAGGGCTTGGTTGTGAAAAGCATTAAATATTCACTTGGGAAAAACGGTGAAAGCACAATGGTTGTGCTTGGAAAGGAGAACGGCGATGTGGCTGATGAATTACATAACTAAAAATTCGATTACCGCCCCGAAAGCCGAAAAGGGCGGTGTGAAAAGTTCGGGAAACACGGTTTCGGTGGATTCCTCGGAAGAACACAGGGGGATAAAATGTTGCGTGCCGTATGGCTTTGCAAGCGTTGTTCCCGTGGGAGAGTCGGCGGTTGTTTTGCCGCTTGCTAACGGCGAAGTGAGCCTTGGCGTGCTTGCAAAAAATGTTGAACTTGATGAGGGCGAGGTTATGCTCTCGTCAAAGGGCGGAGCGAGTATTGTGCTGAAAAATGACGGCAGGGTTCTTATCAACGGCAAGGCGGTGTAGTATGAGGGATACGATGATTAAAAACGGTGATATCGTTATCGGCTCTTCGGGCAATACGGTATTGCTTGAGGGGAGTGACGCAAAATTCCAACAGGCTGTGCTTTGCATTTCGGCAAAACTCGGCGGATTTGTCTATGACAGAAATTTAGGTTCAAAGGTGCTTTTGCAGGACAAAACACTCTCGGCAAAGCAGACTGAACTGCTTGCCAATGAATCGCTTGCAAAAATGAAAAATACCTATGCAAGCGTTAAGTCGGTTGGCAGACAGATTACGATTGACCTTACGGTTGACGATATTACAAGGAAGGTGCAGATAAATGGAAACCTATGATGAAATTTACGGCAGAATGAAGAATGCCTATGAGCATGAAACGGGTGACAGCTTTAACGAGGTGAGCGACATTGCAATCAGGCTCAAGGTGCTTGCCGGCGAGATTTTTAAGCTGCAGACGAATCTTGAGTGGTGGAAAAGACAGATGTTTGCAGTGAGCGCAAGCGGTGAATGCCTTGACAAACTCGCATCGCAGAGAGGTATTGAACGCAAAAAGGCGATGAAGTCAACGGGCGAAATTACCTTCAATATTTCTCAGCCGTGTAGTCACGATATTGTAATTCCAAAGGGGTGCGTTGTGGCTACTGCCGACCTTGTGCCGATACGATTTGTTACGACCGAGGATGAAGAAATCAGTGCCGGAAACACGCTTGTGAGTGTTTATGCCGAGGCTGAACAGGCGGGGAGTAACGGTAATATCGGGCTTAGCTGTGCGGTTGTTCCCGTGAGTGTGCCTACAGAGATTGAAACGGTTACAAACCGTGAGAAATTTACGGGCGGTTGCGATGCCGAAACGGACGATGAACTTCGCAAACGTATAAGAGATACATATATAAACACCTCCAACGGCACGAATGCGGCATATTACGAACAGCTTGCACTCACGGTTGACGGTGTTGCAAAGGCGAGTGCCGTCGGCAAAGTGAGGGGCGTAGGTACGGTTAATGTCTATGTTACGGGTGCGGATGCATCATTGGGTACGAATGTTGTTGCAAAGGTTCAGTCGCTTTTGGAAAAGCAGAGAGAGCTTAATGTTGATGTTATTGTGGCGAATGCCCAGCGTACCGCTTGCAATATGAGTGTTGTTGCCTATGCGGAGGACGGATATTCTTCAGGTGAAGTCAAGGAGTTGCTCAAAAATGCCTTTGCGGAATATGTGAATTCAATCCCTATCGGCGGAACTTTCAGATTGTCGGAACTCGGCGCAAAACTGATTGACACGGGTTGTATAACCAACTACAACTGGAACACGGATATGCAGGATGTGACGGTGGCAAAGTCGCAATGTTTTACTGTCGGTACAGTTACGATTGGGGTGAAGTGATGAACAGCTTTGATTCGATGAAAACCAAATTAGAAAGTACGGGGCTTTACAAAGTTACGGCAAAATCAAATATCAGAGCGGAACTTTTGGCATATGCAGAGGGTTTGAACACGGAATTTGATATGCTTGAAACTATGGAACGGGAGTTGTTTATTGACACAGCGGAAAACTGCGGAATTACCGAAAGGGAAAGATTTGTCGGTAAAATCAATGCCGATTATCCGCTTGAAAAACGAAGGGAAATGCTTAAAATATCTGAGCAGAAGGTTGGCGGAAAATGCACTCCCGACGATTTCAAAAGAATTGTCAGAGGTTACGGTGTGGAAAATTTTACAATTGCTGAAGCTCCCACAAGAAACCGTGTGGACATTAAAATTTCGGATACAAAAACAGACGCAGAGAAGAAGCTCATAGAAAAGCGTGTGAAAGCAGATTTTCCGTTACATCTTAATGTGATAATTTCTTATGTAAATGCATAAAATCCTGATTAAAATTTTAATCAAGCTATGTTAATAAATTTTGCAGCTTTGCAAAACCATTCAAATAATTAAATAACCATGACCAAAAATAAAAATGACAAGTTGAAAAATCTCAGCTTGTCATTTTTCTGTGTGAATATAAATCCTTATAAAAAGCACTCTGCAAACGCTTAGGCTTAATTATATTTTTTGCTATTATTATACCTCATATTCGAGAGCGGTTTTTAGGTTAATTCAAAATATATG